TCCATACTCAAAATAGATTGAGTATACTTGCGGCTTGTGAAGACCCAGAAACAGTAGCAACATATAACTATGGTGGCAATATTTGGCCACTACCACAGACTGGTCAGATGTGGTTGGAATATGAACTTCTTAAGAACCCTGATGCACCAGGATTTTTCTGTCTATCAACTTCATATAGAGCAGAACCAAATCCAGTACCAGGTAGGCATGAAACAATCTTCCCCATGTTTGAGTTTGAAATGCACGGTGGTGTAGAAGAACTTGAAAAGATGGAGATTGAATTATGTGAACATCTAGGAATACCACTAGAAGCAGCAAAGATCAAAACCTATGGTGAATGGCAAGATGAATACAAAGTTAAAGAAC